GGAACCGCGTTAGCTACGACACTAGCATCAGATAAGCCTGGAGGGAAGTAAACAAGTCCCGATTTATCTGTTTCATCAATGAAAAGACTTACATCAACATCTGTACCTGTAGAGTCGCCTCCAACAACTAACTCTGATCTATGAGTATCGTTTTTATCAAATACTACAATATCACCAACATTGTAACCAGCTCCTGCATCAACAATATTATACGTAGCCGCTCCACTAATAGCGACTGATAGTTGAAGAGTTAGGCCGGTCCCTGTGTTTGATGTGGATTTAGGGGAGATATTAACAGTAGTAAAAGCATTATTCTCTGCGTACTTATCAGCAGGAATTGCGTTTTGACCTATAGATACTGCTTTACCAGTTGATGCAACATTTGTTATTTGCGTGTTAGCTAACACAGTGAACTGACTCGATGTGTGATTACTGGTATAGTTCCAAGAAACTGAATAAGTGTGAGGATCACCAGTTGTCTCAGTAACCTCTGTAATATACATGTTTGTGTCTGCGTATAAGTTAGACATTTTTTCTCCTAAACATTCGCGTATTTCTCAAACACTGGAAATACATCAAATAAATTTGTACCTCTATAAACATCTAAAAGCTTATTGTATTCAACAAACTCCTTACCTAAAACAGGTAAGTCTGTGTGTATAAAGTCACTATATAGTTTTTCAAGCGATGGATTACCCGCATAAAGTTGTCTTAGAGTCTTTTTATCTTCTGGCAAGAGTCTTTGAGGATTCAAAAACTCCGGTAAATAACAGGGAGAATAATGCACTTGAATACCTAATTTTTCTTTAAATCTCTCTATGTCAGGTAAAGTCCAAACACTATAAACGTTCACAACACAATTAATATCAACTCTTACATGAGGTAAAACTTCAGCTAAATTTTTTAAAAATACCTTGCGGCTAAACCCTGTTCTAGAATATTCAACACCTTGACCCCATCCATCACAACTTGCCTCAAGTGTAACATTTTCAAAATTTTTCCACAAGTCCAAAAGATTTACGTTTTTATAATGAATATTTGATAAGTTGGTTGAGTAAGATAGTGAAATATTAGTAAGATCGTTATCAATTAGGAAGTTTAAAAGTTTCCAGTGAGCGTCAGTAATTAAAGGCTCTCCGCCAGATATATTTATATATTTAAGAGAGCCAGTCTTTATTTGATGTTTAAGTAAGTCAAAAAGATATTCATTATCATTAAAAATATCTTTTTCAGTAGCATAGGGGTGATTAAAATAATTGTGTTTTCTATTTTCTATCTCCCAAGTAGATGAAAAATTTGGATTGCACATTCTACATTTAAAATTACAAACATTAGTAAGTCTTAGATGAACGTGTGTAAAACCTTCTTTTGTTTTTGGCACATTTCTTCTATGAGATGACATTTTATTTTTTTCATTATCCCAACACCACTCACAATTTTTATGCTGCTTACCTGATAATAATGTCTTTTTAAGGTCTTTTAAAGGTTGACCCATTAAGTATTCTTTTAAATTATTTCCCATAGGAAAACGATTTGAAGGCATGACACAACAAGGAGTAACGCTGCCGTCCTCCTCGATGTGTAGTTCGTTCCAGGGTCTAGAGCAATAAGTGCTACTTTGCTGCGGCTCTTGCAATTAAGGGGTCTCTCTTAATACCAACGATTTCATCTTTGATACGCTGGTACTCATCAGCCATGTCATGCTGATTCTCAAGAGTATTGTTGAGAAATGCGTTACGAAGGCGTGAGTAAAAATTCTTCCATACGGGCCCATGTGGTTTACACCTGTGACGGTTAATTTTGTATGAATAGTATTGAAGTGCATGAGCAATCTCATGCAGAATAACCATGTCTAGTTTATCATAACTTCTACGAGTATAAAAGCCTCCAATATCAGGATCATCGTTAAAAGATGAATATTCATATACCCGGTAAATTTGTCCTTTATGATCCCTACAACAGCCCATCATGGCAATATTGATTCCAGGTCCATCAGCATACATTCCTCCACGAGAGGAACGACGATTTATACTCCAGTCAAGTTTTACACTACTAAGTTTAAACTTCTTATATATCTCACGCTGACAGAATGCCTCTACTTTACGAATATAGTCATTTGCATATTTGTTCCATTTTGCTTTTTCAAGTGAATTCATTATCGCCTCTTTCCTGTCGAAGAATCTGATGCTTCTTTTGATGATAGCACTACTAGATTACCTTTATTATATGCTTGACCAACGTGGACACCACTACCAGAATAGCGTTTGCTACCCTTAACAAATCCGTTACCTACCTTGTCTGATGTTGGTACAGTTTTGATGTCAGACTTGTAGTTAGGAAAGTCAGCTCCGCGTTTATCGGCCTTTGCAAGTTGAGTAGGGTGGACACCTCGTTTGAGTAACCACCGCTCATGATCTTGTCTGATTTGTGCTTTTGTTCTCTTTTGTTTTTTCATATTATGAATATAAAGAAAAAACAGGCAATCGGCAATTAAAGACTTAAATCTAAGTAGCCTTCAATTGGAGATAAATACTTTCCATCAATATCTGGTGACAGCATTTCAATGGCTATATTTCTAGCCTTAATTACTCTGCTGAGTTTATCATCACAAAAGATACCAATTCTATTACCATGATCAGGATTTGTAAAATATAGATCAGGGTCATCAAATTGATAATACACTAACTCATCTCCACAAATATAATCAAATAGACTGATGTTGAGGTTGAACTTAGTATCTGGTTGCCCAAAAAGAGCCGCTAAGTAAAAGGTAGATGGGGTATAATCGTTAGGAGTCCAGTCCCAAGTATTATGGTTGTATAGATTGTAAACTGCCTCCATCAACTCATGATCTCCAAAACGATCTAGGTCACCCATACGTAGTTGCGCTTCAATAATCTGGCAACCAATCATTTCAATATTGAGCACTCCAGAGTATCCACCCATGTTGTCCCAAATCCAAGTAGAAAGGTAATCTTCTTCATCCATCGGTAGGTTTACAAGCTCCCAATAATCAAAAGCACCATGCTGAAGCTTCTCTCCCCGCATAGCGAAATAGGTCATAATATCACCATCCTTGAGGACTACATCAATAGAGTAGTGCTCGCCCATAGCGTAACGTGACCAGAAAGTGCCAGGATTAAGAATTTTTTCGTAATCTTGTAGGTTATGACAAACTACAGAACCAATAGAACCACCAAAAAGATTGTAAATAGGTTTTACGCATACAGGAAATTCTGTAGGAGTCGTACCTAGAGGTCCATGAGGAATTTTCTGAGTGTGACAAATGACCATCTTATTGTAGACCCAACGAAAGTCTTTAAAACTCTGGTAGGCGACTTCATCTGTAGTTGGTATCACAACTCCGTCCTCACTTACATAGCCCTCATACAAATGAGGCATTTGTTTTACTGGATTATAGTTTTCCCATGTCATTTTTGCACCTTTGGAGACCACCAAGTAGTCCTTTTATCATCAAGCTTGACTCGCTGAACTGGATTACCATAGATATCATGCTTTTGATTGTAGATCATAACACCTCTTCTAATCTCTGTCATCTCGTTAGGGTTTGACGGAAAATTAGTATATTTTCCATGATTATTATACAAGTCTGAGTAGTTTCTAATAGTTGAGCCACCAGACTCAAAAGACGCATTCAGAACCTTGCACACCGCATGATAAAGGTTGGTAAGGTCATCATTTGAAAGTGACTCCATAGTTCTGTAGGGAGAAATAGCTGATAAGAAAAGGGATTCTGATTTGTAGATGTTACCAACACCTGATATCTGACTCTGCTCCATCAACCACTTAACTACAGACCATTTAGGTTTTTTTCGAGCTATGTTAATAAATTCGTCAACTGTACAAGGATTATTAAGCATATCAGGACCAATAGAGTTTAGTTTCTTCTCAAACTCATCATGGTCATGTACGAACTTTAGAGTGCCAAAGTTTCGCATATCGTTGTAATACACAGCAGTGTCGTCAGTAAAGTAAAAAGCTACCCTAGTATGTTTAGAAGGCTTGAGTTTAAAGTTACCTGTCATACCTAATGTTACATACATATAGTAGTCTGAAAAACTCCACCAAATAAACTTGCCTTTGTTATATACACCATTCACACGAAAAGGTCCGTAATCATCAAGATCACAGTAAAAATTACCCCAACCATCAGGCAGTTTTTTGGTATATCTGCCTGAGATAAAATTAATGTTAACTAAATCTTTTCCTTGTACAGCACGGTTTAGCTGCCGTGCTGTACGAGTACATTCTGGTCCTTCAGGCATCAGCGCATCTTGATCTGCATCTCGCGTGGATAGCCCCAAGCCTCAGTAGCAGGAACACGAATAAACCGTTCTTTAGTATTCTTTTTATCTGGATTAGGAATAGTGAGCATGACGTTCTTATGCGCACGCCAAGCTTTTACTTGATTAGCGGTACGAGCGTCAGACTGCATATAAGTACGACGCACATCTTTAAGAAGGCTTCTATTCACACTATCGCGTTCGCCTTTAGAAACCTGATGAGCTCTTTGCCTTTTCTTTCCCATTACTTACTCCTTTTTTGAATGATGTCTAAATATATCTAAAAAATGAGTAATTAGCAAGAAGAAACTACGTATTTACCGTACCCTAAGCGTCTTTTATAATATAACATATCGTAGTGCTCGTCATTTTTAAAGTTTGCTGGAGATGATAAAATATACTTAAATAAACCTTTTTTTGGTTCTTTTTTATAGTCTAGTAAATAATCAAGGTAGTTAGATTGGTAAGAAACCTCTTTTATATCATCGCCACCTTGCAAAAAAATAAAGTCTAATTGTGCGTTTACAAGCTCTTTTGGATATTCAGAGAATACTTTTTTAATAAAGTCTGATGCTTCTTGATGATTTGAGTGTAAATTTTTGTTTAATTGAAATAAAGCTATGTGTGATTGGATACCTTTTGTGTTAAATGTGCGTAAATAATCATAAAGATACATTCTTAATTCAGCCCAAAGTGCACCGACGACACCAGTGTCACTATCTAGTTCTTCAAAGAGTTTTAAGTAAAAATCTAAGTAGGACACTCCTAAAGCGTACCTTGAGTATCTAGAAATTAGTTGAGTCCAACCAGCACTGTGAAAGTTTACAATCATAGCGGCGAACATCCAACTCTGTACAAAATCGTCAAAAGGCATATATTTTGTGGCTATTACAATCTCTGTCTCCTCTGATATAGATTCTTCGTCATCAGCAGGGGGGTCTCCAATACTGTAGTCAGGTAGCCAGACGGTTTTATATTGATGAGTCTCTCTTTCGGAGGGTTGTGCTCCAGGAGCATTCTCTAGTAGTTGGTGAAACCAAACCTCTATACTATTGTGTTGACCTATTTCAAGAATTTTATCAAAACCTTTAATCCATGTTTCAAAAGTTTCCCTTGGTAGAGGGAGTATCAGTTCTGTATATGAATTTAGATTCTCGTCGTTGATAGTCTCAAACATGGACTCTAAATGACTTGAGTCCATGTTTTTTCGTTTTATTTCCTCTAAAACACCCTCTGTCATACTCTGAACACTCATTGTAAGCCCGCGATTTTGAGAATTTTGAGTAAGTCTTTTTGCTAATTTAATCACGTCGTGCTTACTGTTCTTGTGCCACTGACAATTAAACACTTTTGGGTAATCATATTTTGACTGAGTAGCCTTAATCATTTCAACTATTTCGGAGTCGCGATCTTTAAATATTCCAAAGTTTGCATCTGCGACAAAAACATAATCTATTTTATTTTTACCTAACCAATTTAGTTCATCTTTTATCTTCGAAAGTTCAAATTTCTTGACCTTACTAAAAGTTAAACTTCCCCAATCGCAAAAGCTACATCTAAAAGGGCAACCTCTATTTGTTTCGAATGTGGTATTCCAAGTAAAATTCTGATTTTCTGCTAAAATTTTATCAAAAACTCCTGTGAGATACGGACTTGGTAGGTCTAAAGAGGTCATTCTTTTTTTTACACTATAAAGTTTTTTTGCAGATTGTCTTTTTAGATCGTGTAAAAAATCGCAGAAACTCTCCTCTCCTTCACCAATTATCCAAGAATCCACAAAGGAGTATTTAACTATTTGAGATAAGGTATCGTTTTCATTAATCTGTGGTCCTCCAAATACTATTTTAGTATTAGGGAAAGTTAATTTGATAGATTCTGCTAATTTTAAATTGTATTTCCAATTCCACATATAGTTACTAAACATGACAACATCATCATGCCTGAAATTGGGTAATATAGATTTAATTTTTTGTCGTCTAAAAATGATTTGATTTAGGGTAATTTCACTGTGAATATTTTTTGCATACGCATACACACAGGCTACGCTATAAGGTAACCAGAAATTTTTCTCGTAGCTATAATTAGGTTGGACTAAGCTGATTCTCATATAATTAATATACTACTTAAATTAAGCAGTAAGCAATTAAACAGTAGCTGAAAATTGTAATGAGTTAGCCGAAATTGATATGTTATTTCTCATCTCGATAAATGATGATATAAAATTATTTGCCTCAAAAAGGTGGGAGCATTTTGGGCACTCTACAAGATCGAGAGGGACAATGACGCCCCTCTCAAACCAAACCTCATTATCTTGATTGCAAATAGGGCAATTACTTCTTGCTCTGTACACTGACATTGTAAATTTTCTTTACATAAGAGTTGATATCGTGATCTCGCACACCATCAAAAGGTTGTTTATTCTTCCAGGCAGCACGACGACCTCTTAGCTTGTCTTTTATTCTCTGCCAAAAAGTCATTTTACGAATGTTACCATAGTGATTGATGTATTCTAAATTACCATAGTGACGGTAGCCCATTACCCAAAACGGAACAGCAGTGACAATATCATTGTTGTTTACAAATCTATAATGTTGGATATTATCAACACGCATTTCTTTACAAAAAGATCGTGAACCTACACGAGGTGATCCAAATGTATAGACCACGTTTGCATCTAGCCTGCTAGCACATAAAGTAGCTAGTGCTCCTCCTAAGGAGTGACCTGTACAAATTACTCTCCAATTTTTTGCACTATCTCTACTTTTGACATACTGCACATGAGTCTTGATTTCATCATACACTTTATCAAGTGCCTCTGCAAAACCAAAATGAACTAGTCCTTTTTCTTGACTTCGTTTAGGCCAAGCCTTTAAGTCTGACATAACATCTGTCATTTTATCAGGCTCTGTGCCTCTAAAACAGATAATAATGTCATCATCGTCAACAGTGATAAAGGCTTGAGTACCTCCTCTATCAAACCATGACCAATCTTTAAACCCAAGCTTTAGTAGTCCTTTGTTTAATCCTTCGAAGTCTCTATAGACTAATGAAGAAAACATAGCCATCTTTGCTGCTTTCGCATACATTACTTTTTCTTCTTTTTAGACTTCAAAATAGCTTT